CTTGTTCTGTTCCGGCTATTCCGAATATATTTGGTTTGGTACCTGTTCCTAAATCTACACCAGCAAGACGATTTGTATGGTTTAGGAAATTAGTATTGAGTTCTGTTCTCAGTGTCGCTCGTGCAGTATTTAAATCATTAGCGCAGGTTTCTTGTAATTGTAATTGAGTCTTCACATCGGTCATGTCTTGAGCTGTCCAACCAGCAGGTGGAGCTCCTTCCCATGTCGTCAGTTGTGTGATATCAGTTCCCATATCAGATAATTCAGAATTGATAATTCCAGTTGCTGTGTCAATTGATGCAACTCCATCGGCTATATTTTGAGACAAAGGATTGACGAATGCAGTACCTGCCTCAACCAATTGACAAATAGATTTATCTAAATCTGGTAAAGGTAGAATTCCAGTGAAGTCTGGAAGTAAATCTAATGGAAATGAACATCCCGCCATTATTGTTTTCCTTTAATTACTAATTAATAATGCAGACCCACCAATTCTGGTATGTCCACACGAATCTGAATCACCTGAACGAACTAATGGGATTCCGTTGATAAATACAAAAGGTGATCCACTCGTTACAATCGCCGCACAATGTGTTGGTGGTATAGGACACGATACATGAGACGAAACAGCAGAGCCGAGAACAGCGGCTAACTGACCTTCTATGAATACGAATGATTGAGGACTCATTACGATAGCTCCTCCACCATCGTTGCTATCTCCTACTCGTTGTGCTTGAGGCATTATATATCCTTTTTTGTTGTATCTATAATAAACTGTATTGCTTCTTTTTTGGTGTTGAAATTCACTAGCCCTCTGATGTTTATGAATCTTGAATCGTCCTCAAAAGGTTCAACATGCCATTTATTACTGAAAAATTCAATATTATATGATTTACCTTTATGGATTAATGTATATAGACCTTTTTTAACTTTTTTAATTGATTCCCACAAAAAATATTCTTTATACGTTTTCATTTTCTTCTTTGTGGTATAGATGGAAATTGATTATGTCTGTCTAGTTTCTGTATGTTTCTTAATGTTGGTTCAATAAAATCAGATGGTTTTATATCCGAATATGCCAAAGCTCGTTTGGTTGTAAGATTCTTTCTATTAAGCTTCAATATTATCATTCTTCACCGAATCCACCAGATCCAGAAAGAACGGCTGAACTTCTCCTATTCTCATGAATTTCTCTAAGTCAACTATAGCAACAGGATTGAAATCTAATCCAAACATCTTTGCGATAATTTCCTTATCGCCCGAGGATTCATTTAAATATTCTCTATATGTTTTCATTTGATCCTTTTACGATTGGATGTGCTGGATAGTTGCTCCGCCAAGTGTCAATGTTCCACCAGCAATTAATGATATATTCCCTTGACTATTTATAGTTATGTTTCCGTCTACTGTAATTGTTTGCGTACCGTTTACAACGAGATTCTGAGATCCTTCCACTGTTTTGTCTTCATTACCTGATATGGTTGAATCTACATTGCCTTCTACGGTAGAATCAACAGCACCTTCTACAACTTCTTCAATACTTCCTTGAACCAATACGTCTTTATTGCCTACGACGGTGACATTCTCGTTGCCTTCTACGCGTAAGTTCTTTACTCCTTTAATAAGAACGCTATCGTCTGATTCAATAATCTCAAAGTTCTTTCCTTTTATTTTGCGAACAGTCGTTCCATCAGGACCCTCTTCAATAAAATTACCAGAAGGATGATAACGATGATACCGTTCAGAATTTTCTGTGTCATCGAATTCTTCAATATGACCGCCTTCTGTTTCCTTTACATGATTATTAGGATATTCTGCTGAATAAGGAGTTAAAGGCTCTTCCCATTCTAATTCATTATTGCCTACTGCTATTTCTTTCTCTTGTCCTTCTATCTTTTCTTTAAGAATTGGATGAGCAAAGTCTGGGTCTGGTTTACCGTCTGATCCTGTTTCGTTTCTCGCTAATCGATTCGTGTCTGGTTCGTCTATTCTCGTTGGATATTTAGCGTTAGGGTCATTAAAGCCAAGAGCAGTATTTGCAGTTTCTTCAGGAATACCAACAAAGGTTCCCATGACAACAGGTTGCTGAGCATTCATTCCGTCAGCAAAGAATCCTACTACATGCGTGCCTTCAACGATTCCTGTAGGTGATTGACCGATATCAGAAGTACCAGCAGATGTAGGAGGCATCATCAAAGAAGCCCATGGCAAGTCTTCTGTCTTAATCAGCTCAAGATCATCTGTATGATATCCTATACATCTGACTCTAACGCGACCAAGTTTCATTGGATCGTTGCGATCCTCTACTACTCCTTGAAACCAAACAAATTGACCGTAAAGATTATCCATTTATATTCTTTTTCTGATATGTGATTTATTCAACGATTTTCTATATTTTCCAAAATCTATGGTCACCTTTGTTCCCTTTATGCTCTTGATAACAGATTTGATGAAATCTCTTTTTATTTTTCCTCCTGGCGATAAATGTTTTTCTAATGTTTCCTGCACTATTTCGTGAAAAGGAAATTCATCGTCATCTCCATCGACAGTCATTACATCATTCTTCAATGAGACATTGTATTCAAAATCTGCAAGCTTAGATTTAACAAATTCAATACTTTTGTCTAGAGCTTTCGTTGCATCTTTACTCATTGCTTCTGTCATCAACTCTCTATATGTTTTCATTTCTCTCCTAAACTTTAAATTCTGGGTCTGATGATTTAAACCCTTTCTTTCTCATTATCGTTTGCGCTACCAAATCTAATTCGTTATTCTTACTATCAAACTTCAAGACGAAAGGAACATTGATATTTGTATTGATATCTTTTATCACTGCCTCAAATTCAGCTTTCGTCTTGACTTGAAATATCTTGCCTGATATCTTCTTCCCGAACTTCTTGAACAGCTTTTTGTATGCGTCAATCAACTCATCTTTATCTACTTGCTGTTTATTACGTGGATCATTGAGTCTGTCAAAGAAATGATTAGTGAAGACGATATCTACATTCAATACTTTCCAGAGCTTATCTAGTTCTTTCTCAATCACCTTGAGTTCTGACTTAGATATCTTTTCTTCATACAAAAATTCACGGTATGTTTTCATATTATTATTTATAAGGTTAAAATAATGCTTGACTTCTTGAACTCTTTATTATATAATCTTTATGTTAATTAATTAAAGGAGAATATACGATGAAAGAAGAAATTGAAGGAAGCATCCAGGCTCTTGGAATTAAGTCAGGTAAGCCAAATTGTGGGGTGGTTGCTGTTGCCTATGTTGCTCAAAGACCTGTTGAAGAAGTCACCGAAGTAATGAAGAAGATTCGTGGGGCCGGATCAAGGTGGAATGGAGCTACCAATTGGGTGGACCGTAATACAGCAATGAGCCATTACAATGTATCAGCCAAAAAAATATTAGACGTCAAAAGCCAGGCATTGAAAACTTGGATGAAGAACGAATATGATAATACGTATGACCCCGAAAAGAAATATATGGTCAACACAACCGGTCATGTACAAATAATTGATAAAGGATTTGTAATTGATCAACGTGGTTGTAATTCAATCAATGAGTATTGGGGCAAAAATAAAAGAATTAAACGCATACACGAAATACTTAACTGAAGGATTAAATTATGAATAAAGAGATTAAAGCTAAATGGATTGAAAAATTAAAATCTGGTGAATACAAACAGGGCAAAGATATGTTGCATAATCGTTTTGAAAATACATTCTGTTGCCTTGGTGTTTTGTGTGATATGTATTCAAAAGAAAAAGGTGTACCTTGGAATAACTTAATACATAATTCACCAGAATCATTCATGTATAACAGTGAACATTATTTGCCAGAAGAAGTCATTGAGTGGGCTGGTTTTGATGTGGAAGAAGAGAAAAAACTCATTGATCATCAATACATTTATTCGTCAGCTTCAGTTGAGGAATTAGTTGAGAAAACACCGAATGAGTGCTCTCTGCCACAATTGAATGATGGTGGCAAAGATTTTAAATACATATCAAATGTAATTGACGAAAGGTTATAAGATGAAAATTATAAAAACGACTAAAAAACAGCGAGAACTATTCACTAAGCATTTAGATAATCTCGAGGATTATGCATTAGGTAATCCTCCTAAGAATTACCTTTGTTATATGTGTATATCCACACACAGAAAGATAAAGGGATGGTATCTTGGAACTGACTGTTCCAAATGCCCATTATCATCTAACCGCACTGGTAGTGAATGCAGTGTTCGGACTCATCATTTGAGATAATCAGGAATTCCAACAAATTCATATCGCCATGCGACTCCAGAATCAATTCGCGAGCGAGCCGATTGGATTGCAGAAATGATT